GTTTTTCTAATTAAAGGGGACTATGGTCCTCTTTTTTTTTACAAAAAACTTTACACTTTATAAAAAAACACAATTTAGTTATTATATAAGTATGATATATTTAAGTGATGCTACATCTGCACAAACTTTTACTTTTATTCCTAGAAGTTTTGTAATAAATGCAAGATTAGAGGTAAGGGATGAAGAAACAGGACTTGTTCAAACAAGAAATGTACCAATAAGCAGATTAAGTGGATATGGAGCTATAAATGTAGCATTAGATTTAGTAGAAAATAAATTCTATGAAATTAAAGTAGTATCTATTGGATCTAACTGGGAAGATGTAAACCAGTTTTGGAATCTATTAAGTATTAATTGGGAAGAAGGAATAACAAGATCAGGAGCTGCATGGAATTTTGCAACTGATTCTTGGAATGAAACAACAGGAGATTGGGATGATGTAAGAGCACCTAGAGAGTTAGTGATTTATAAAGACAGATTGTTCTGTACTAATCAAACACTATCTCAAGGAGCAAATGAGTATTATGATGTGTATAAAGATGTTTATGAAACTAGCACATCAGGAGATAACACATATAAAGTATATAATGCATAATTATGAGTAGACAACACAGGAGACCAAAGTTTGAAGGGGATATTAGAGTAGTAGAGTTAGCAGCTTATACATCTCCTAAAATTATAGAAGATCCAAGAAAGGATTTTGTTATGTATGGTGAAGATAACAACTATTATCAATATCTAATTGACCTTTATAATGGTTCACCAACTAACCATGCATGTATTAATGGTATATCAGAGATGATATATGGTAAAGGATTAGATGCAACAGATTCTGATAGAAAACCTGATGAGTATGCACAAATGATTAGCTTATTCAAAAAGGATGTAGTAAGAAAAGTTATATATGATTACTACTTAATGGGTGGAGCTGCAATACAAGTTATATATGGTAAGGGTAGACAAAGAATTGTACAATTAGAGCACATACCAGTAGAGACACTTAGAGCTGAAAAATCAGGTGAATCAGGGGATATTGAAGCATATTACTACTATCATGATTGGACTGACTATAAAAACTCATCTAAACCAACTAGAATACCTGCATTTGGTACATCTACAGAGGGTAGAGAAATATTATTTATAAAACCATATAAAGCAGGTTATTATTATTATAGTCCTCCTGCATATACTGGTGGATTACAGTATGCAGAATTAGAAGGTGAGATTAGTAACTTCCATATGAATAACATTAAGAATGGATTATCTCCATCTATGATTATAAATATGAACAATGGAATACCTAATGAAGAAGAAAGATCTATTATAGAACAAAAAATATCACAAAAGTTTAGTGGATCTAGTAATGCAGGTAAATTTATTCTATCATTTAATGACAATACAGATAGTCAAGCTACAATAGAGCCAATACAACTATCAGATGCACACCAACAATATCAGTTTCTATCTACAGAATCTCAGGAGAAGATATTAGTTGCACATAGAATTGTGTCTCCTATGCTTTTAGGTGTAAAGAATAATACAGGATTAGGTAATAATGCAGATGAATTAGAGAAAGCATCAATACTAATGGATAATATGGTGATTAGACCATATCAAAATCTTATGATAGATGCATTTAACAAAATATTAGCATTTAATGACATTACATTACACTTGTACTTTAAAACAATACAGCCTTTAGAATTTACTGATTTAACAAATGTAGCAGACAAAGAAACTAGAGAAGAAGAAACTGGTCAGAAATTAAGTCTAAAGAAAGCTCCTAAGATATATAGACCTAATGATCATCTAACAAAAGATGTAGCAAAACTACTGATTGACTTAGGTGAAGATGAAGATTTAGAACAATGGGATGTTATATCTGAGGAGAGTGTTAATTATGAATTAGATGACAAGCAAAATGAAATGCTAAAACTAGCTAGTACAGGTTCAGCTAAACCTGCTAGTAAAAGTGAACAAGATGCAGGGTTATTTAAAGTTAGATACAGATATACAGGTAGACTTGCTAAAAATTCTAGAGAGTTTTGTAGAGCTATGTTGAAAGCAAAGAAGGTATATAGAAAAGAAGACATACTTGCTATGGATAATGAACCAGTAAATGCAGGATGGGGACCTAATGGAGCATCAACATACTCTATTTGGCTCTATAAAGGTGGAGGTAATTGTGGACATGAATGGACTAGAGTAGTATATTTTAGAAAAAGAAATGCTGATGGTACATTTAAAGAAAACAGAGGACTAACAAATGACAGGAAAGTAACTGAAACAGAGGCAGCAGAAATAGGTTTTAAGCCTGAAAAGAATCCTAAGAAGGTAGCACAAAAACCTAGAGATATGAAAAATAAAGGATTTTTAACACCTAGATAAGATGGCAAAAGTATTATTTATAAATAGAAATGATTTAGTAAAGAACACTATAATTGATGGTAATGTTCAAGCAGATAAGTTAATGCATTTCATAGATATTGCACAAACTATTCATATTCAAAAC